TGTTGGTGTAATAGTATTGGTTGGTGTAACAGTTTGAGTTATAGTTGGTGTAGGAGTTGGAGTTGGTGTTAATACAACAACACTAATACCAAATACGCAGTTAATTGTTTGAGTAACTGTTGGGGTTATTGTATTAGTTGGGGTAATAGTAACTGTTGGGGTAATAGTTGGGGTAATTGTAGGTGTAGGTGTTGGTGTAGGAGTAACTACAGATACACTAATACCAAATACGCAGTTAATTGTTTGAGTAACTGTTGGGGTAATAGTCGCTGTAGGTGTAATTGTATTAGTAGGTGTTATAGTTGGGGTAACAGTATTTGTCGGCGTAGGTGTTGGAGTGATTAAATTAACACTAATACCAAATACGCAGTTAATTGTTTGAGTAACTGTTGGTGTGACTGTTATAGTTGGGGTAACTGTGTGTGTTGGTGTAATAGTTGGAGTAACAGTATTTGTTGGAGTTGGGGTAGGTGTAATTACATTAACACTAATACCAAATACACAACTAATTGTTTTAGTTGGTGTTACAGTAATAGTTGGGGTGACAGTTGGTGTTGCACTATGTGTTGGTGTAACAGTTGGTGTTGCGGTATTTGATGGCGTAATTGTTGGTGTAGCCGTTATAGTAATAGTTGGTGTTACTGTTGGTGTTACAGTATGAGTTGGTGTAACCGTAGCGGTTGCAGTTACAGTATGTGTTGGTGTCGGAGTGATTTTTAATTGGTCACAATCGATAACAATCGTCTTTACAATTTTTTCTTTAACCCATGGAGCATCTAATGTTATTGTTAAAGTTCTTGTTCCATTTGTTGTAAATGTTCTTGTTACAGAACTATTTGCAGTAAAACCAGTTACCGTTACTCCATCATCCCATGTAAGTGTGTAATAAACAGATGAATTTGACATCATCTTTAATTTACCAAAATTTGTAGAGTTGATGATTGTTACCGTATAATCATAATCACTACAAACACCTGAATATGAAAAATTAGCTGTGATTTTATCTTGTAAAATATCTCCATTAAAATCAACCATTGGTCCATATTCATCAACCTTTGAATCTAAGAATAATGGAATTTGTTGTGTGTCATATATTTGTGAATTAACATATGTTGTTGTACCTGAAATTATATTCCAACTATTGTTAATTGGGGTTCCCCATTTATAATAATATCCACCTGTTACTGTACCCCCTGTAACATTAAAAACAGTATCTCCTGTGGACGGTCCAATATATGAATTTCCTGTGTCACCGGTCCAATAAATAAGATTTTCATCGGAGTCATACCAAGTCCTCCCGGTTAATGAAACCAGTTTTACTTGTGGTATATTTTTTCTCTTAATTGAATATCTTATTCTTTTCACCTATTATAAATAAACATGTTTTTATTTTATATCTTAACATTAAGTCAAGATTTAAACGGTTATACCTCCCTTTTCATAAAACTTTATTGGGTCGTCACTTTCTCCTACTCTGGTACCCGTTGTACCGTTAAATCTATATATTTGATATGAATAATCTGTTCTATCAATTACCATTTTATAATACATGTCTGTCGTATCAACAATTTCTCTTGATGGCGCAAAAATATCATTACAAAAATCGGTAATTCCACCATCTTCCGCATTGTAAAATTTAGCTGTCATCCAAAATGTGTCTCCACTTAACGTAGTACCACTTAATACACTTTCGTCTTGAAACCAAAATAGATACATATTTTCTTTATTTCTATAATTTGAACCCATAAAAACCGGAAAATGTATGTTCTCATTTATGTTGTTACCGGTATAAAAATATTTTTCTCCTAATGGAATACTTAAGTTTTTTGCAAAAACTAATTTTCTGTTAATTCTTGATGGTGATTCGTATGTATTTCCTGAAACAGGTGTTTTATAAAATTCGAGCCTAAAAAAACTTTTTGTTGTTGCCTTTAATAATTTGGCATTTTCGTGTGTATCAATACCAATTGCATTATAATCGGGAACATATGTGTTTCCTGATAAAAAATAAAAATGAAACCAAATATCTGTTTGACTAAGACTTGCACCACCAACGGAAGCCGTGTATGGTTTATGAATGAATCTAACTGTCTCATAATTTTCCATAGGATTTATGATGGACGTTAATACTTCATCCTCAAACTGAATCATATTTTCTTGCCAACCTAAATCATTTAAGTGGTCCTGTTCTTTATTTAAAATAATATTTAAATTTTCATCTTGTCTTAAAATTTCCATTAACAATCAAAATTAAAATCATTCAGTCCATCCTGTTTATTAGTGTATTGTTGTTCGTTTCTTAAATAAAAGTTAATATCGGTTCTAACATAATGCATATTATTTGAAAATGGGTAATTCGTTCCGTTACCATCAACATCAACATATCCGTGGTCATACAAATCTCTCCATCTCCATATGTTTTCGTTGGTATCATATGTTACATTTTCAGGTAAATTAAATATTTGGTCTGTTTTTGAACTTTCAATGTAGGGTGATAATTGTCTTAATTTAACTCTATGATGTGGTTGATAATATAGACCAGTTTTATTGTTTGTACTTGAGCCTGAATAATATGCCGGGTCATATTGATTGTGGTCAAAATGTTCTACCGGTGTTGTGAACTTATGAAAAGATTCACTTATTATTCTTTCTTTTAATTCAAATGGATTGTACTCAACAAACGCACCAATTAAAGTTGTACCTATTGGTATTGTAGCGCCGCTTTGAAAAGTGAATCCAGTATATCCGGCCTGCCATGTTCTACCAGTAAATGACGTATATGTTGATAATGCAGTTTCGTTATGTGTTGTACCGCTAAAATGTTCATCAATCCAAGTATTATGAAAATGGAATTTATAACCAACTTTTGGTGGATAATCAAAATATCCTTCTCCATTTCTAAAAATAGTTGTTACATATACTTCTGTTGGTGTGTATCCTAAATTATTTGTTAATCCACTTAATATAAATGGTTCTTTAAAATCAAATAATACCGACTCCGGTCTATTTCTTTCAACTAATATATCATTATCACCTGAAAAATTTTCAAATACTAATTTTTTTTCATCTTCCCATATAGGCGTTTCAAAACCAACTTTATCTAAAATGTATCCATTTTCATTTGTTAATGTTTTATGTAGATGTACATAATAACTTGAGGATGTTCCATTTAAATTATTTATATCAATGATTCTTTTACCAACCATTAAAGTCATATTATTAAATGGTGTACCACTTACGGAACTTTTTGCAATGTTAATAACATATTTTTCAGAATTGTAATATTCATTTCCAACACTATTGATATAAAATGTTTTACCTGTTAGTGTTGAGCCCGAAAATTTAACATATTCTCCTCCGTTCATTCCGTGTTCTATTGGACTTGTAAATTCGTAATAACTACCTCCACTATATGTTAATCTAAATGGAATACCATCTTGAGCTTTAAAGTGTATAATATTTCTACCTTCAGTTTTTGTTGCACCTGATAGTGTATATATCATAGAATATTGAGTATTCGCAGAGTACACGTAACTTAAATAAACATTCCAATTTTGATAAGGTGCTTGTATTGGCGTTACAATTGTATGTCCTGTTGGACCGACTAATTGATATGCTGTTGAAAATGAATTTAATGTGGTTCCTGAATTTATATTGTTATATTGTCTAACAACGTCTTGTCTCATGAATGCAAATTCATCATATGGTATAAATCCTGTATGGTCGTTGTCAGTACCATCCCCAACCAAATATAACCTATCTTTTAAATAAGTGTATTCCGTATTACCACTATACATGTTACGGAACACCATTTTCATTTTACCAAAAATCTTATATGTTGAACTATTGTTTCTTTCTTTATAGAAAAGTTCATCTAAATCTAAAACAATATCTTTATCACCAATACGCATTAGTGATTCTGACGTTTCGAAATTTAATCTTACATCAACATCTTCATTGTCAGCCTTTTTATATCTCTTACTTGGTAAGAGTATTTTTTTATTTTCTTCCATTATTCAGATGGTGGGAACGCCCCTTTTGGTCCGTAATATTTTATCATGGTATCTAAAGCCGTTTTATCAGGTCTTAATCCAAAATAGAATAAGAATGGTGTGGATAATACTTGTTTTGAACCACTATAATTTAGTTTTGTTTGGAACATAAATGTTTCTCTATAGTTATGAACATATCTATCTAGTTGTTCCGTCCATGTTTTATCTACCACAACATACGTAACTCCACTCAATGGGTTTTTAGTTGTTCCTGAAGTAACGTGTAACCAAACATCTCCTTCAACATTTGTAAATTTGGCAGCATCTTGTGTGGTATTTGGTGCGAATAAACTAATGTTATCAAATCTCTCTAACATATCCGTAGTATCACCCGTAAATGAATATTGTGGATGTGTAATTGTCATTGGTTTTATTAGATATTCCTCTTCACCATCCGCCATCAAATAGTTTGTAACTGTATCTGTTGCACCACTAATTGAGAATAATCTTTGTAATTTCATAGATGCGATTGTTGTTCTGTCCCATTTTTGTTGGTCAGATGTGCCGCCATAAGAACCAAATCCCGTTCCCCCTTTATTCCACAAGAAGAATGGAACTTTTTGTGTATAGTCACCTAATCTAAAATTTAAACATTGTCTAACAAACGCACCGTTTAAATCAAGTTTAAAATCAATTGGTGTTGGGCTGTAATTACCGGACGATTTGAAATATGTAGAAAAATATGAATCCTCTGGGTCCATCAATTCACCATTATAAATAAAATAATGTGGACTATCTAAATCAAACGCCTCGATACCTGCCTCACAGTTAATTGACATTAGTTGTGTGATATCACCATCAAAAACCTTTACATTGTCACCTAAACCGGTGCCCGTAAAGAAATCACTAACATCAAATTTTGCGTCACTAATATCCATTCTATAATTGATGGCATATTCAACAACATTTGCGGGGTCTTGATATGATGTTGTATTTACATCTCGTATAACAGAACATGTTGGGTCAATTCTTGGGTCAGTACATATTTCGTATAAAAATTCGTCTCTAACACCAACATCATAGAAGGTTGTTGGATGAAGTATTTCTTTATATGTTCCCATATTTTGTCCAATAAATGTTCCACCGCTTACAGTTGTTGCGGAATATGGTGTTGCTCTATAATAAAATTCTTGGTCAAGTACATTATAGAAAACCAATTCTCTTGGGAATTTAGAACCTCTTTGATTCAAATCTAAAGTTGTGGCATTATCCCATCTAATTCTCTTATCAAATTTGAAGAAATATAAAACACCGTTTAACCAGTTATCGATAAAGGAATAGTTTACAACTCCTCCACAGAAGAATATACCAACTCTTTTTCTTTTATACCACTCTTTAATTACAGATTGATTTTTAGATATTCCTTCGATAACAGGAACAATTGTAACAACCCCATCTCTAATTTCAGTTAATCCAGATTTTGTCTTTTTAGAATATGTGTTGTCACCTCTTTCCAAATTGGCAATATTTGGTAATCTTCTTGTGTTATAAGCACCGGCAATTGCTGCCACAATACTGTAATTTGCTCCGGGACTCGTTGTTGATTCAACATATGGAGTGTTTGTATAATATGGTTTACCCAATAAATGATATGGGTTTTGTGTTGCACCCCAATCGTATGTTGTCAATTTAGATTTTCTAAATCTATCGGGACCATTTGGATTGTTTGCATTTGTAACATCTGTTACTGTACCATAACTACTATTAGATGACCACAAATATGTAAAAAGGTTATTTGGTTCGTCATAGAATTTATCATACTTTGAGCAACCTTGTTCTATAACGAGTTGACCGGATGATGCGGTTGAACGAGTATTACCTCTATCATATACTCTAACTACCGCATACAAATCTTTGATTCCCTCAATACCTCCATTGGTGTAATCTTTACCTCCATACTTCGCCCAATCACTATATGATAACGCAAGTGCAGGTACATTTGTGTATGTTGTTGGGAAACCCGTATTATATTCTCTATATTTTACACCTGTTGGTGAGGATGTTGGTGTGAACTTTGTTACCCTTTGATATGTTTCAGTTTTATAAGTTGCCCCGCCGCAATTTACAGATTGCAATGTCGCATATCCACTTGTTGTTGACCCACTTTGTATAACAATATCTTGTGTTCTATATGCATAATTACATTCATTTCTAATAAGAAGGGTAATTGTAATATCTTCAGGTGCGTTAATTGCACCACCTGTTAAATCAACATATTGTGCATTTACTTGATTTCCGTTATTAAAAATTCTTATAGAATTACCTGAATTTGTTGGAGTTGTAACAGTTACAGTTCTAAAATATGTATTTAATCTATAATCATCATAATCGTTATTTATTTCACAAAACATATCATTAAAAATATCCGTTGAACTATCCGAACCAACTAAAGGATAAATTCCTGCAATAAATCTCTTTTCAGAGGTTGCATTTGGATTAGTATATGTATGTAGTAATGTTAATTGCGATTCAGTTATACCTGTAGCGGCATCATCTTTTGCGGCTTGTCCCGAAAATATATTTGGTAAAAATGTAGTACCAGTTGTGGTACTTGAATTTAAATACGATGGAGTTTGTCCAGATAGATAAACTAAATAAATGCTACCATTGTATGGAACAATTAACGTTTTTATTTCTACACTTCTATAATATAAACTTAAGGTGTTTAATCCAGCATTTGGAGCAACAGAATCTACGTCAGTTGAACATTCTTCACAATCAGGATATGTGGTTAATGGTAATACCGTTTGACCACCTTCCATTAGTCTAAATGCCAATTCTCTAAGCTGCCAACCTGGGTCAGCTAATGCGTGACCAATGTAAACAATGTCCACACGAGCCATCCAACCACCGACATCGTAAAGTAACCTACCAAGTGTTTCGTATATCCAAATAGTAACTACTGTAAAAATATATTGTATGAATAATAATACTTCTGAAATAATTAAACCAAATTTAATTCTATTTCTAAATGCAAAATTTACAGGAAAATAATTTGCCTTACCTGCACAATCGTCTTCACTATTTGGTCTGATTTCTTTTATACCTAAAAATGCATCTCTTCTCGATAATCCCAAAAAATTCTCAATAGCCGAAACTTCGTAATGTGACCCTTGAAAAGATGATACGGTATATACTTTACCAAAAATAAATTTATAAAATACATCTTCAGGTATTCCACCATTGTATATACCTAACATCGCATTTTTCTTATTTGTGGTAAATGTATCCGACATTGTTGTTCCTGTAACATTGTCGGGCCAAACTATGTTTAAGTAATCTTCAAATACATCTGAAAATTGATATGTTGTTAATAATTCTTCATCATATTCACCATACCAATTGGCACCATCTGAATTTTTATTGTATTCTCTAATTTGTGGAACCAAATAATTCGCCGTACCTGTTTTTTCATTATTACCATCTAATGAAAATTTAAACCTTGCGGTTGTTGTTGTTGGAATACCTTTGTTTGGGTCGTTGGTAATTTCTTGTTCACCAAATTCATTTGTGTAAACATATTCCATATTCATTGGTATAACAACCATCGCTGAACCATCTTCATCAATTGTTTCTGATGGGTAAAAATATTCTAGTTCGGGATATAGTGTAACACCATCCGAACCGTAAACCTTTTTTCCTGTATATCTAACACCTCTAACTTTACCTTCAGTTGTTTGTAAATTACATTTGTAACCAGTTTTTAATCTAATTACACCACTTCTTTTCACAGCATCACCATTATCATCGGTAATTGTTGATGTTAAAATCAAAGATATTGGTTCAATTCTAATACCTCTATCGGATAAATCAAAATCCGTTCTTGTAATTCCTAATTCACATAAGTCAACATTTCCCCAAAATGGGAACACCTCAATTGTTTTATCAAATCTTACAATTTGTGGTAAACCATCGACATCTGAACTTGATTTAAATTTATAATATCTTTCAAAATTTTCAGGTCCTTTACCTCTTTTGATAAAATCATATGGTCTTAATGAAAAACATCCGATATCAGATAAATCTACATCAACATGTATTTTTTGTAAACCAGTTGGTACACCCCAAATCATAAAGTCACCAGACTCATTTGTTTTAACTGTATAACGATAGTAACTTTCAAATACTTCAAGTACCTCTTCTCTTGTTAAGATATCGGATTGGTCAGGAAATGTACCTGTTGGAGTATGGCCTCCGTGTTGTTTTCTAGCCGGTAAGAGATTATATCTGTAATTATTATCATCTCTTTGTGCAACAGGGTCAGTATATGGATATAAGGCCGAAATTACAGGGTCATCCGCATCTGTTGATTTTTGTTCAACAAATATAGAAACTCTTGCATTTGGTATACCAAAACCATCATTTGCGGTAATTCTACCACAAACCACCCCATAATCCGCACAAAGTGATGTATATATATCCTTTTGAGAGAATTTTAAAGACAAAATTTCTAGTAAGTCGTAGTCTTGTTTTAACTCGACGGTTACTTTTTGTTCTTTACCAATATTCGTTGAAATTCTATGTTTCTGCATCGTTCTTACAATAAATAGAAAGCAGGTGATTTTCTACTATTATAACGAAAAAACATTTTAGTATGTAGTCGTTCCTAAAGATTTAGTTCTCACTCTGATATCAGTATTTGGGAATCTAACTTGGAATATTTGGTTAGATGTCATGAATACCGTCATATCAATTTGTTGGATTTCTTTAGTTACACTATCAATATACGATTGAGAAACTTCTGAAGATGAGTAGTTACCACCTATTTTATTGAAAACTTTGATGCTAACTACGTTTACAACACCTTGTAGGATTGCAATTTCTCTAATTAAATCTCCCACAAATAATGGGTCACCCATTTTTCTTTTTGAAATATCGAAGAATTTTGTTGCACTTGATATTGCAGATTTAACAATATCTGTAGGACTTTCATTTTTATCAATTATAAGGTCAATATCTAATCCCAAATCAATAACTTGACCGCTAGCAATATCTATATAATCATTTATCATTCTATACTCTGACAAATAATTGATTATATTATTTTTCAATGTGTTTGAAACGACATCTGTTAGTTTACCATTATCATCATAAGATAATAATTTAACTCTAACTTTATTATCTTCTTCTTGAACATTTACCTTAGCAGGCGCTCCAAATGTGGATGGCATAGTTTCAATCAAAGATTTGTAATCATTTAATGTTACTGCTCTATTTTGTGCCGCAAAGTTATATGCAACCATATTTCTTATTTCATCTATGGTTGGTTGGTCAGCACCTCCCACAGCTGCAGTTACGTTAGTTACTCTTAATGATTGTTCAACTTGTGAATTTAAACCACTTACAGGACCGTTTATATCAAATTCGACATTATCTACGCTTGTAATAATATTAACCCCTAAATTTGTATCTTTACCACCACCAATTCGGTATTTTACAAACAAAGTACTATTTGATTTAGGTATAGCACCTAAAGACATATTATTTAAATAACTTGCAAGATTTACTTTTAAGTTACCCGTCATATAATTGTCTAAATTTTCTAATGGGTCAACACTTCCAGAACCAAATGTTAATGAAAAATAACTTTCAGGTGTATATTCTGTAATAAACTTATTATTGACATTTAAATAAGTTCCTGCTTTAAAATTATCTTTATCTGAAACTGCAGTTGGGTCGGGAACAAATATTTTATCTTGAATTAAAGATTTAACTTCGTACCATTTATTTGTTGAAGATGAAAATTCACCCGACGTTGGATTTGTACCATAACCTGTCCCTTCTTTATGTATAACCGCAGTTACTCCTAAAACATTTTGTTCAGGTAAATAAAGTTTTAAGAATGGTTTTTGGTCAACATCTGTAATAACTCTTCTATAAATTCTTGTTACACCATTAACAACGGGTTCTCTTTTTGTAATTGTATATGAAACTAATGTATTGTTACCATCAAAATTAGGTATTTTCAATCTATTTGGTTCACCCTTATCATTAAATGGACTTGAGAAATCAATGTCGCTTATTGTTTCAAATATTTGTCCTCCTCCTGAAACTTGAGCACCGATTCTCATTATTCCCAAATATCTCTCATCTTCCTTATCACCTCTAACAGGTACATTTATCGAAAAATCACATAATGCAACTGACGGTCTTGTACCGGGTATTTTAATACCATATGTTTTAGCAATATGAAACAATGATTGTCTTTGTTGTGCAAAATCCAACATAGTTTCTTGCCAAACTCTATCAATATGAAAATGTAAGTTATCTGCAACCGCAGCATTTAGGTCTAACAATACTGAAAATATTGAAGCGTCGTTGGTATTTTTTACCAAGTCAGGATAATATTCTTTTGTTAGATTTACTAATTCTTGTCTTAGTCCCGCAAAATCTCTGGTTGCGTATGATATTTTCTTACCCATTTTAAATGTTTAATATTATAAAGTCCGAAGATGAAAATGCTCCGTTATTTACTGTGTATTCTATTTTTACTACAGCGGTATGTGGTTTAGTTGAATTGTCTGAAACCCTAAATAATCTTTCATCTTCATCCTGATTAAATGTTCTAACAGTATCGGGGTCATCTTCAGCAGACATAACTTCCAATCTTGTTATATCTAAATTAGGAATGTATTTTTTTACAGATTCTCTAACTTCTTCCTCAATTAAATTAAAAGTTACCATATCATTTTGGTCAAAAATGAATTGGTATAATCTAGTACCAAAGTCAGGTAAGAAATAACGACTACCTCTCTTTGTCAATAAAAGGTGTATTAAATTGGCTCTAACCTCTCTTTCAGGTTCTACAGTCATTTTTAAATAATCACCTCCTAAACTCTCTCTAAATGGGAAATCTATTCCGTATTTTACCGCCATATCAATAAATATAAACTATTATGAAATGGTAATAAATAAAAAAATCCAGCCGAAGCTGGATTTAATCTAGTGTTTTGATATTCACCCCCTGTATTCTCAAAACCTGGAAGCTCAAGGTACTCCTTGACGACAGTAACTTTGAGGGAGTCTCCCATTATCTTTATGACCCGCAACCCTCACATTCAAATGGAGAATCGGTAGGTCTTTCTGTTGTCATAACAACTTCAGGTGTTTCTTCACTAATTAACGAATTCGTTGTTGGTGTCGATAACGTCGCAGTTGGTGGTGGTGTTTGTTCAGTTGGTTTTGAAGCCGACATGTCAATACCAAGACCTTTTAACGCATCTACCGCTGAACGAGTTCTCAAATAATACATACCCGTTTTTAATCCCAATTTCCAACCGAATAAATGTGCCGCCAATAATTTAGGTTTAGTTGCATTATCTACAAATAAATTTAATGATTGTGATTGGTCAATGAATATACTTCTATTCGCCGCCATTTGTAAAATTCTCTTTTGAGACATTTCCCAAACAGTTTTGTAAACTTCTTTCATCTCAGTTGGTATTTCAGGAATGTTTTGGACTGAACCATTTTCCATAATTAGTTTGTTTTTAATTCCATCATTCCACAAACCAAGTTTTAGTAATTCTTTTACTAAGTGTTTGTTAATTACAATAAATTCACCACCTAAAGTTCTACGAGAGTATAAGTTAGTTGTAAATGGTTCAAACGCTTCGTTGTTACCTAAAATTTGTGCTGTAGATGCGGTTGGCATTGGTGCAACTAATAATGAATTTCTAACACCATATTCCATCACTTCTTTTCTTAATTTTTTCCAATTCCATCTTCCTGATAAATCTTTATCTGTTTTACCCCACATTTCATATTGGAAAATACCATTTTCAATTGGTGAACCGACAATAGATTCATATGGACCAAATTCTTTAGCCAAATCTTTTGATGATGTCATTGCCGCAAAATAGATAGTTTCAAAAATATCCGTTTGTAATGTATCTGCAGCATCTGATTCAAATGGTAATCCTAACATACAAAATACATCCGCCAAACCTTGTACACCTAAACCAACTGGTCTATGTTTAAAATTAGAACGTTTTGTTTCTTCTGTTGGATAGAAGTTTAAATCAATAACATTGTTTAAGTTCTTTACTACTTGATATGTGTATTCATATAATAAATCGTGATTGAATTCACCATCTAAAATATATTTTGGTAACGCAATAGATGCTAAGTTACATACCGCTTGTTCTGTTGGTGAACTATATTCAATGATTTCAGTACATAAATTTGAAGACTTAATGGTACCCAAATTCTTTTGGTTTGATTTGTAGTTCGCAGGGTCTTTATATAACATATAAGGAGTACCAGTTTCAATTTGTGCAGTTAGAATTGCATCCATTAACTTTCTTGCCTTCATCACTTTTCTACCTTTACCATCCTTTTCATATTGTTCATATAAACGTGTAAAAGCTTTGTCTTCAGGTGAATCATATGCGTCTGATAAGCCAGGTGCTTCATCAGGTGAGAATAATGTCCAATCACCATCTTGTTCAACACGTTGCATAAATAAATCAGGTGTCCACATTGCCAAGAATAAATCTCTTGCTCTTAATTCTTCCTTACCGTGATTTTTTCTTAAATCAATAAATTCAAGAACATCGGCGTGCCATGGCTCAAGATATATTGCAAATGAACCTTTACGTTTACCACCTTGGTTAATCCAACGAGCAACTTCGTTATAAGTTTTCAT